TGCCATAAGTGTTAGCTGCATAAAAAATGTGATTGCCAATTTGCTTTATCGGACGAGCAAATGTCCAATTCGGCTTGATACTTGTATTATGAAAATATAGTGCATTCTTTAAACTAACAACTCTGACGTTCTTTGTCAAGACTTCCGTAGCTACACGTTTAGCTCTCTGATATAATGAATTATTCATAGGACGTTTAGAACCACATGTCCAAGAAAATTGACAACCTTTAGTTGTTCTTTGATAAACAACGCCACAGACAGTTTTAGGGAATCGTGGATGACGCACACGGTTCATTGTTACAGTAGCTACAGCCAATTTACCATCATATGATTCATTGCCAGCTTCATAATAGATATTTTTAGCTAAACACGTTAGTTCCGATTGTGAAATTCTTTTTGTGATAGGAACTGGTTTCTTTATTGGCTGTGGTGCTGGGTTAAGCGAAAAAGTTTTAGCGTTTATAGCTAAAACTATACCAACTGCTATTAAAGCATTTTTCATAAAACCTCCTTTTTGGGGGAGGGGTTTTCTGTTCCCAGGTTAACCCCAAACCCGGCTAAAGTGTCTTACGCAGCTAAGGCGTAAGAGGTAGCGAATGACATATAGTTGTTGTCATTTAATTGTTTTTGCTCTGCTTGCGGCAGTCGCCTCTCGGGTAGCTCTCTCTTGTACTTTCATCCCTGTCGAAACCAGGCACCCCCGTAACTTCTTAATTGATACTAAAACACTGCTAAGTGGAGGTGAGGGGAGTCGAACCCCTGTCCAAGAATAAGTTCGATTTGAGCAATCTACTACCATCCTACAATAATATTTATAGTTAAATTTATAATGTTTTTTTAGAATGTCAAGATGCCACCATTAAATCCTCACATGCCAATCGAGCAATAATATATTCCTTGACTAATGGTCCACGAACAATATCTTCCACATCAAATTCTACATGACGAAATGACGGCATATGGTTGGCAATTGCCATGAATTGCTTTAATCCTGACATGTCATGACGCTTATTTAAATCTGTTTGTCGGAAATCTCCACAGAAAATGATTTTTGTATTTTGACCAACACGAGTCATGATACTATTCAATTCCATATCCGTCATGTTTTGTGCTTCATCAACAATCACGATACAATTGTCTAAAGTTAATCCTCGAACATATGATGTCACCATGAAATTGATGAGACTTTGTTCCTTGAGCTTGATATAAGCCTTGTCTCCAAAACGAGGAAATAAATCGGAACAAATTTCTTGATATGGTAATGAATACACTTCTACCTTTTCTTTTTCTGAGCCAGGTAGAAATCCAATATCTCGGGATGGTACAGCAGAACGAACAACAACGAGTTTTTTATATTCTGAATTTTCTAAAATTTCACGAAAGGCATTATACATGGCAATGTATGTTTTTCCTGTTCCTGCAACGCCATGCAGGAGAAGTGCTTTGTTTCCTTTTCGATAATAATTGAAGAATGTCTCTTGGTTATAGGTGAGGGGATAAATGTCTTTGAGGTCAGCTAATCGTACTTTATACTTTGATTCTTGTTCTTCTTGGACAATGTACGTTTCGGACGAGACTAGCTTGAGGCGTTTCTTTCTTGACATACAACTCTCGTTGGGTTAAAGGTAAAAAAACTCCGGGGAGGCGCGAGCCCCACCGGAGTACAGCCAAACAGATTTCATCAAATGAAACTGCTATTATTTTTGATAGTTGAACCTGGAGTTTTTTCATGAATCTTTTGTAGTACCTCTTTGAATCCACCATCGGGTCGTCGAATACGGAGTCGAACAGCATCACCTATAGCAGGTGCAGTCAACATCACTTTCTTGACGGCTACCTCACTACAGTTCGGACAAGGTTCCTCCTCTGGTAGATTCATGGTTGAGATACTACGAAATTGTGTGAAATAATGCTCACATTTTTCACAGAGATATTCATAAGTCGGCATATTTTTATTTATGTTTCATAGTTTTCTGCAACACGAGCAATAGCATCACGAACCCAACTTAACAACAACACAGCAGATTCATTTCCTGATACTAATCGTTCAATATTGTCTAATTCTTCTTCAATATCTGTACGAAAATATTGAAGGCGGCGTTCCAACTCTTCATAGTATTCTTCATGTTTCTCCATATATCCTCCTACTTGATAGAAGATGCAGAATCGGCATGATCCTTATCTTCACGAAGTTCAAGAAAGACTGGAAGAAATAAACTGTGCTGTAATGTCTTTTTGTCCTGAATACGAGCATTATACTTCACAGCAACAATCTTCCCTACCGTGTTCTCTCTAGTGTATTTATCTCGCTGTTCGTCGGTAAAGCCAGATCCTACATTCACTTTCACCAAACTATCCGATGATTCTAATACAAGAGCACCTAATTTGCCAACATTCTTTCCTGTACCTTCTTGCCAATCTACACACAACAAATCACATTCCAACTCTCCCTTAAATTTGATTTGTGTCTTGGTGCGCTTGTCTTCCCACAATCCCCAGGAATCCTTTAGAATGATGCCTTCTTCGCCACGTGAGAAATATTCTTGAAACACTTGCTGTGCTTCTTCCTTGCTTTTTACCGTTTGTGTTGTAATCAAAGAAATTTTATCAATAGGATACCAATCCAATGATTCTAACATCTCAAAACGTTCCTTGTAATACTTGTTATAAAAACCAATCTTGAAACTTTCAAGCGGAATCACATCCCAGATAGTGGCGTGAACAAGTGCTGCCTCAGCATCCTTGATAGTCCCCTTTACAGCCTTGTTCAGAATACCATTACCTTTTTGACGATTCATGATTCCAGAATTATCCTTCACAATCAATTCACCATCAAACACAACATTGGGTGTTTTAGTAGTGCTAGAAATTTCTCTAGCCAACTTTTGAAATTCCTCTTCTAGATTACCAAGTAAATCAATAATTTTTCCATTACGAGAACGGAATGTCACCTTCCCGTTTTCAACAATAGCGTTGAAGCGCATGCCATCCAACTTTAACTGTGCCATGGCGGGATACTTCATGGCATCCATGAGGCGCTCTTCATATCCCGACGCTAACATCACAGGATATGTAGGGATCAACCCAGGGAAAATTTTATTAACAGTGGCATCTGAAACACCACAACGGAGATCCTTCTCAATGATGCGTTCAATGACATAAGCATCTTCGGCAGTTAAGGATTCCAAAATCCAATGTAGATGCTGAAATGCAGCATTGCCAGTAAGCTGGCGAGAAGAAAGTTTCTCAAGCTCAGTGAGTGCCTGTTCAAGTGTAATCTTGCTCTTAATTACACCGGTCTTGTACGGCGGGATGCGGCGAATGAAAAATTGTGTATATGGATCTAACGCAAGAAATAATGCTCGCTTGAGATTAGGTTCATCTGAGTGCTTCTTTAAAATGGCTTCCTTTTCTAACCGGCTAGTAGTTCCAGCAAGGGCCCGAAAAATATATTCCATAGTTCCTCCTTGAGTTACTATGGAATATAATGATGAAACATGAATTTGTCAAGCAAAAACCATTTTTTCTTTTTAAATGGTGTATTTTTCTAAACTTTTGTTCAATTGGTTGTTTACTCGTATAAATTGTGTCTTTTTCGGTAATTCTGTGATGGTTTTTGCCCCAATATAGGCACAAGTTGAACGAATTCCCCCTAAAATATCAGAAATTGTGTTTTCCACAGGTCCACGGTAGGGAATTTGTACGATTCTACCCTCAGAAGCTCGATAATTTTTGATTTCCCCGTGATTTTTTTGGGCTTCATGACTACTCATACCGTAAAAAATGACTTTTCCATCAGAAATTTCTTGTTCCGACTCATCATGCCCCGCAAAAATACTGCCGGCCATCACCATTTGGGCTCCAACACCAAACGCTTTAGAAAAATCACCAGGAAAAACACATCCTCCATCACTTTGGACTCCTCCAAACACTTCATCCGCGGCTTCTGCACATTCAGCAAGGGCTGAAAGTAATGGAAATCCCACTCCGGTCATCCTTCGGGTTGTACAAACAGCCCCAGTTCCAATACCGATGCGCGCCAAATCTGCTCCAGATTGGATAACACGCCGAGTTGCTTCTGCGGTTGTCACAGTCCCTGCCATGATAAAGGCTTTTGGTAAAGAAATTCTTGCCTTTCTAATGAAATCATAGAAAGAATTCATATAACCATTTGCCACATCAATCACCACCTTCACATTAACATCACCATAATGATGTTCCATAACTTGTGAAATTACTTTGGCTTTATGTAGCTCTTCATCCGACATACCGATAGTGATAAAAGCGAAATCCTTTACACCAGGATTTCCTGACCTTATGGCATAATCCCATCGTTCAATACTATGGTGTTTGGTGATGGCTGTAAACATTTGGTGTTTAGCTAGCGCGGCGCACATGGAAAATGTACCAACACCATCCATGTTAGCAGCAACAATAGGAACACCTGTGATGCTAGAACCCCATTTTCCTTCAATAGTAGTAACTAAATCTACTTGGCTACGAGAGGTAATGTCAGAAAATTGCGGAACAATTAGAACATCATCAAAATCCAATTTTATATCCATCATCCAACCTTCTTGGTTACAGTTTCATATAAATCTTCGAAATTCTTATGAAGCTCTTGTTCTTCGCTGAAATTACCTTTGTGATAGGTTCGTGCCAACTTATTCAGTACTTTTCTATTCAACTGTAAATCATCACAAATATCCTTCTTGATTTCCTTTAACATGTCTCGTTCAGCTTCCATTCTTGTCATGGAAGCTGAAATGTCCTTTAATGCTCCAAGAAGCTTGAGCTTATCTTCCGAGGATGTGGGTAGTGTCATGATGTATTCTCCAAAAATCAAAGTTAATTCCAGGATCAGATTTTCTGAATCGAGGATATGCAATTATTGCATGTGTGAGGATAGGTTTTTCTTTGCTATCCGGATAACGTATATTAATATAAGTCACTAATTTTTTCAAGCTCTCGTACTGTTGATTGGTGTATGTCATGTTATCACGACCTTGTAAACATATTCCTATGCTAAATTTATTCCAACCAGTCAAGCCATTCCATTTTGAGGCTCCTGCATGTTCAGCAATATTTTTTAAATCCATGAATTGATGTATGGTGCCATCACGAGAAATAAAATAGTGATATGCTAAACCGCGGATTCGTAACACTCGGCGCGTAAACGAAGCACCAAAATTTCCACCATCGTTATGAATAACAATATAATTTTGTGTAGTGTCCCGCTTACCTGCGCTCGGTAAGTAGTTCTTTACTACTGGGGGTGTTAGTAGTTGTAGCATTAGTAATAGTTCCAACATATACATCTCCTTTCTTGGGGACTATAAACCAAGCAACAAGATAGGCAGTGATGATAGGAACTGGAGTGAACCACAACATGAAAAATACAAATCTAACAATTGTTACATCAATATCTAATATATCGCTCAACCCACTGCATATGCCGCCGATTTTTTTATTTGTGGTATCACGATACCACGTTACACGAGTTCCTGATATTTTTTCCATGATAGTTCCTTTGCCTTTGTTTCGAGGTCTATATCTATATTTAGCCCGTAGTCGTCAATCTTGTTAAATGCATAATCTGAATGTGCGCGCGGGCTACCATCAACATTCTCATTCAAATTTTTACTTTCACTGTAATGAAACAACGGTGTACAATCCCAGGTAGAAGCTGCTATTTCTGCGGCTTCCTGGGACGAGTAACCATCAGGGTGAAAAGTATGGTGAAAATAATCAAAGGTAATAGGCGTATGAATCCGCACATAAATCTCCTCATGAAGTTGCCGCACAGAAAATGAGTTGGCTTTGTCGTCATTTTCCACTACCAGACGCTTTTTTGTTGTATCGTTCAATTTATCAAATTGCTCACAAAAGTTATCAATGATAGTTTGTGAGTAATTCATACCCACATGAATGTTCAGGGGATAGTAATGATTGGCAGGAATCCCCATCATAGTGAAAATATCATCATGATGATTCAAATCATGAATACTTCTACGAACCACCTCAGGCTTCGAAGAAGCCAACTTCACAAAATGATCCGGATGAAAACTCACCCGCATTTTTGTTTCCTTGATAATCTCGCCTGCCTGAAATAGCAACTCATTAATTACCTCGAAATCGGGTAATTGAAGAATGTGGTATTCTGAGTTCCAAGGAAAAATATTACTACCAATACGGAACACTTCCACACCATGTTCTGCATTCCACTTCAATATGGTGATAAGATCCTGTGTGTTTAGCAAAGCTAAAGCGGACGTTCGCACCAAACCATTATCTTG